TCCCCCAACATGTTTGGCGGTGTGTCTGTTGGCGCTTACGCTGACGAATACCAGTGGGTGAAGGAAGATGGCGAAGCATTTCCTGCTGGCTCTGGCGATTACTACGAAGACGGGTATTTCCAGATCACCAAAGGTGGCCTGCGCGAAACTAGCGTGGTGATGTACCCCAACAACCCCAAAGCAGAGGTCAAGAAGCTGGAGTATTTCCGTGAAGACGGCTCCGCTGACCTGAAAGTATTGGAAGAAGCCCTGCGGGATGCAGGTCTGTCCAAGCAGATGTCGGTTGCCGCCGCATCTGTGTTCAAGACGGTGATTGAGCAGCGTGACGCTGTGAAAGAGCCGATTGAAACTGCGCCAACTCAGAGTGATTCTGATGCGGAGGCAACCGAAGCTGAAATTCTCGCTGCTCTTGAGCATCGTGAGTTTCTCAAACTCCTCGACAAACGACTGAAAGGTTAATCATGTCCAAAGAAATCATCGAAAAGTTGGATGCTATCGAAGCTAAACAAGCCGAAAGCATCGTGGCCGTTGAAGCCAAAATCCCCGCTGCTGTTGAAGCCGTCAAGGCCGAATTCAGCGAAATGGTTGCTGCTCTGGAAGCCAAAGTTGCCTCCGTGCAAGCTCCTGCTGTCATCAAGCCTGAGAAGACTGTTCGCGGCGATGTGAACAAGTCGGTTCGTGAGCAACTGAAGTCCGTCATCAACGGCAAGTCCTCGTTCGAAAAAGAACTGAAGATTTTCGCTGACGAAGCTCAGATGGATGCGTACCTGAAGGAAGCCTCTGCTCTGACCGCTGGCGGTGATGGCAAGGGTGGTCGTACAGCTTACGATCCAGTGTTTGCTGCTCTGCGTTTGGCTAACCCCTTGCGCGGCGTGTCTCGCACTGTGGCTACTGACGGCTCCAGCTATCAGTTCCGTGTCAAGACTGGCAACGCTGGCGCTCAGTGGGGCTACGGCATCCAGAACAACGGTTCGCCAACGACTGAAAACACCACCATTTGGCAAGTTGTGCTGAAGGACATCAACGTCCAGTTCCCAATCCGTACTGCGGCTTTGGACGACATTGATGGCTTGGAAGCCAACGTGGTTGACGACATGCTGGCTGAATTCGCTCAGAACGAAGCTCTGTCCATGATCGCCAACAACGACCAGTCTGGTGACGGCACTTCCGTTGCAACTGGCGGCGCTGATGGCCTGCGCGGTTTGGACCAGTACGCTGGCGCAAACAGCACCTACACTGGCGGTACAACCTCCACTGCTGCTTTCGGCTCGTCTGGCACTGGCTCGACATCCGGTCTGCACAGCTTGGCTACCTATGACCAGTTGACAACCAACGGCAACACTGTTGGCGCTGCAAACATCACTTACAAAGACGTTGTGAACTTCATCTACGCACTGCCACAGCAGTACTGGACTGAAAGCGCCAAGTTCGTTGTGAGTCCTGTTCTGTTGGCCCAAATCCGTGGCTTGGTGGACGACAACGGCACTCCCGTGTTTGAGCGTATGTCGCCTCTGGAAACCAACGGCATCGTTGGTCGCCTGTTGGGCTTTGATGTGGTGGTCAACAAGTATCTGGACAATCCTAGCCAGACAACTACTGGCTCCGCTGGCACTACCAGCTTGTACCCCATGTACTTTGCTGACTGGAGCCGCTTCCACACCATCGTTGACCGCCTGAACATGGTCATGCGCCGCTACGACCAGACATTGCCCGGTTTCATCACCTTCTTTGGTGAGAAGCGTCTGGCAACATCGGTGCGCGATCCTTTCGCTGGCGTTCGCTACCGTTCCACAGGCACTGCGACCTGATAAAAATGGGGGGGCTACGGCCCCTCCTTTTTGCGCCCTCAATTTAGGAAATTGCCATGACCATCACTGAAAAAATCCTCGCTGGAATTAAGCAAGCCATTACCGAAGGCGGCACAGTCAACATCGACCTGAAAGAAGCCTCTGCAATCATTGGCTCTGGCTCTGGTGTGGGTGGTCGTGCAGTATTCGATGATGCTTTTGCCGCGCTGCGTTACGCCAACCCTTTCCGTATGGGTTCTCGCGTTGTGCCTGTCGCTGGCTCTGACATGCAGTTCGTTGCCAAGACTGGTAACGCAACCAACCAAACAAACCCTTGGGGCTACCCCGTTCAAAACAACGTGGGCACACCCAACACCAACACCAGCATCTGGCAACTGCCTGTGCGTGTTGTGACGGCTCAATTGCCCATCCGTTCGGCTGTGATGTCGGATGTGAATGGCTTGGAGTCCACCATTGTTGAAGACCTCGCCTTGGAATTTGCCCAAGTTGAAGGCGCATCAATGGCCGTCAACTCTGACCAAGCTGGCTCGACCACCACTGCCACTGGCGCAACATCGGGCCTGCGTGGCTTGGACATGTACGCCAGCGCCTCTGCAAGCGCCTACGGCACATCTGGCACTGCTATCACCAACGGCATCCACAGCATCGCTACCGTGGCCCAAACAGGCGGCGGCGTGGTGTACAACAACATTGTTGATGTGGTCAACGCCTTCCCAAGCCAGTACTGGGCCATGCCGGGTAATGCTTGGCACATCAGCCCTGCCATGATTGACTCGCTGCGTAGCCTGAAGGATTCGCAAGGTCTGCCTTTGTTCTTGGAAGTTGGCGATGAAGATGGCGCTGCTGTTGGCCGCATGTTTGGTTTCCCCGTGATTCCAAACCCATACCTGTCCAGCGCATTCCCCATCTACTTGGCAAACTGGCCCCGTTTCTTGACCATTGGCGACACCGAGCAGATGTCTATCCAGATGATGGACCAGACCACTCCCGGTTTCGTTACACTGTATGCTGAGAAGCGTGTAGTTAGCTCCGTGCGTGACCCGTTTGCTGGTGTTCGCATGAGCGCCTAAAGGGGATAAGTATGTCCGTGCAAAGCGTATTGACTGGCCTGCCTTACGGTGGTCAAACCCGCAACCCGTTCAACTACGTCAAGGTTGAGCAGATTGGCCGGGATGTGACCACCAATTGGCTGACTGCTGATGAAGTCACCAATCAATTGAACTTGTTTGACGATCAGAGTCAGGATGCTTATGTCCTGTCTTTGGATTTGGCAACACGGATGCACATTGAGGATTTCCTCGGCCTGTCGATCTTTCCTGTGACGTATCGCGTTTGGTATGGCGCGGAAAGTTTGACGGCCACCCCGGTGAGCCTTGACCTGCCAGAGACAAGTCAAAACTTTGCATCCAATGTCGCACCTTTGACAATCACCTCGGTGGGCTACTACAACTCGTTGTTCCCGCCAGTCTTTGTGCCTGTTGACCCATCGCAGTACTACTACGACAACAGCGGCAACAAGATCATCATCAGCAGCCTGCCAACTGACATCAACACTCAGATGACGGCTCCAATTGTGGTCCAGTACACGACTGTCGCAAACCCAATTGCGGCCTACCCTGTCATCAAGCAGGCTGGCTTGCTGATTTTGACGCACCTGTACAACAATCGTTCGGAAACAACTGAGACAAAGCTGAAGACCATTCCTTATGGCGCTCAGACTTTGTTGCGCCCGTACAAACCACTGGTGATGTAAATGGCAATCGCACGATTTGAAGATGTGACCATCAACAATTTGGCTTTCGGCAAGTCAGATTTTGGTGAGCAATCAACCACTCAGACAGAGTGGTTCAAGACCCGTGCGCGTGTTGAGGATGTGGCAAACAACGTCAAGATTTCAGACAAGTACCGTCTGTATCAAGACTTGGTGAATTTCACATTTAACTACACCCCCAACACCAAGCTGATTGTTGACAACCAACAGTCGTACTCCATCAACTGGCGTGGCAATGATTGGCGCATCACCGATGTTCGTGAGTCGAATGATCGGATGACTGTGAAGATGATGTGCTATCGCTCTGACCCTGTTACGGCGGTGTAAATGGCAACACAGAACAACGTCATTCAGTACGGCAAGGCGATCCAGTACCAACTGTCTGAGATCGTAGACCCTGTGCCTGTGTATGCGGCTTTTAACCGCAACTTTGCCAACCAGCCCAAGTTCATCACTTGGATGCTGCGTAACGTTCACCAGCCAGTCTATACAGGCCAGACGCAAAGCAACAAAGGCATCGACCGTCCTGTGTTCCAGATTTCGATCTTCACGCAGCAAATTGAAGACGGCTTTACCATCTCCAATCAAATCCTTCAGGCTTTGCATGGATACAGCGGACAATTGGGCAGTCCATCCGAAGGCTTTTTCATTGCGAAGGCCGATGTGATGTGGCTTTACAATAGCTACAACAACGAGGAAAATATGGCGCAAATCTTCTTGGATTGCACCATTGATGTCCCGGCGTAATACAAGACAATTTGTTCAACTATCTTTTTGAAGGAAACTCAAAATGGCTCTCATTAACAAAGTCTTGCCCGGATATGTGGCAACCCTGTGGTGTCAAGATGACGCTGCACCAACCCCGTTGACTGACACTCAATTGTCCTCTTGGGCCAGCATTGAAACCATCATCGGCACTTCTGCTGGTGGCACTGGTACTGCTGGCATCAACGTGCCCGTGGAAGCAATTCCTGCTTTCGGTGCTGATGACGCTGTGGCCGCTTTCTCGGTCGCTGGCGCTCGTACTGGCGCAAAGATCACCACTCAGAACCAAGTGACCTCGTTGAGCATCACTTCTGCTTGGAACCCTGCTGACACTGCTCAGTTGTTGATCCGTGATGACGGCTACAACGGCACAATCGTTCGCACCTACGTTATCGCTGTTTATGACGGCACTGACACTGTGGCCTACGCCTTCAACGGCATGGTTGGCGGTATGTCTTGGGACATGTCTCCTTCTGCTGAAGGCAAGTTCAACTTCACCATCCACCCAATCGGTGGCAACAGCTACGGCTGGTCAAACAACACATAAGACACATGACGACAGTAAAAGACAACACAGACCTGTTGAGTTTCCTTGTGGGCCAAGCCGATTCTTCCAAGAATTGGTTTGGCTTCACACAGCAACGCATCACGGCTATTGCGCTGGCGCATGACATTGCACGACATCATGCGGATAAGCTCAGTCCTGAACAAGCGGTGGATTACGCCATTGCTTTGAATCAGGTCATCTACGACAAGATCATCAAAACGACACGATAAGGAAATCACATGTCACGCATCTCTTCTGCTTTTGGCGACAGTTACCAAAAGGCATCTGCACATCTGCGTACCAAGTCTTTTGAGCTTGGTGGGCATATCTTCAAGGTTCGCATCCCTTTGACCAAAGAGATGGAGCAACTTGAGGA